GCCTTATGACCTTTCTTCCAAGATTTCAATGCTCTGAGATGGACTTCTTTTAAAACCTTTGTAGGTATACCTGATTTTTCAGATTTATTTTTCAAAGATTCTAACATGTAATCTGTTATGACTAAACTATCATTCTTAAAAGTCCTAGTGACTATTTTAGGTTCGTCTTTTCGTTCTTCTCTCATAGTCTCTACCTTTAGAGCTTTTCTTATTTCGTTATATAAAGATTTTGAATCTCTATCATTAAGATTATTACCTTTTTTAAAATTGTCATAATCTCCAGTAACCGCAAAACCTCTTAATTTTGATGCTGACATTCCTGCTACACCTTCAGCATCGGGGTCTCTTTCACCTGCACTCTGAAAATCAATACTCTCAAAATTATAGAAACCATGAGGCTTACCTTCTACACCATTATACTTGGGTATTGTTTTTGAAAATTCAGGTATTCTATCACTACCCACAATCATTACAAGTTTCTTGTATCCTTTGTTATACAGTTCAACTAAAACTGTAAATATATTTGCTTGTATATCTATATTAACGTTAGGACCAAAAGATTTTTCTGCATAATAAATTTTACGATTTGGACTTAGTGGGTCTTTTTTGGCATTTTGAGTAGGCGAAAGAAAAATCCAAGGGTCGGCTTTGTGTCTTCTAGCCTCGCCTATCATTTTTTTCACTAACTTTAAATGCCCTATGGTAGGAGGATTCATTCTGCCATATGTGAATACGGCAGTTTTATTTTCATTTTTTGCTTCTGAAATTAAATGACGTAATGATTTCATGAGTGGTCATACATTTCGTTTGCGTAAATAAAATCTTTAATCGCCTTATCGGTGTATGGCTTCAGTTCTTTATTTTCATCGACATAGAATTTTTTACCATCACTTTCTACAATAGTGTGTACCGATTCAAATGTATTTTTCTCTCTCTGTTCTCTTACGGCCTTATCGCCTTTAACTTTTTTAAGAATTTTTTGATATATTAAGCTATCTCCCATCACAAGCCCTAATAATTTATCAAGCATTCTTACAATTAAAATTCTTAATTCAGGAGAAAGTTCGTCTTTTGATTTTAGACTTTTCATCAATCGAACAAATTTTGAATACTCACTCTTCTCAATAAGTCCGCCCATCGCCAATCTTCTAAGTCGGTCATCGGCGCCTTCTCTGAGAGCGATACCCATCATAGATTCTTGTAATCTATCAACTAATGCCTGTTCTTCTTTTAACATCACTTACTCCT